CGCAGTCCACGATCTTGTCGACTGGCGTATCTGTTGTGGATTTGGCCAATTGTATTGATTATGTGGTAGCGCAGCCGCTTCTGTAACAAGTGCCAGATTGACAGTTTGTACCCACGTTCTAATACTGTTAGGATGGATATGACCACGCGGCGGCAACGTAGTAATACGATCGCCGACCGGAAGCTGATCTTGACCGATCAGATTCAAATTGTATGAAAATGTCCAATTCCGTAACGGCTGCAATGAACCACGCGGATTCGGCCAATCGAGTTGCTTAAATGGTGTTGGTGCCTCTGGCGCAAGTGTTGTCTGTTGAAGCGAGAGCGTCCAATTACGAAGCGGTTGTAGTGGTCCACGACCAGTCAAATTGGTATGGCGATCGCCTACAGGAAGAGCTACAGAAACCGGCGAGAATAGATTGATATTGAAATGAATCCAAGTGCGTAGAGTTACGCTGCGCTCCGCGGCTGGCGCCGGGGGCCAATCCATAGATGGAAAACCAGTATAAGCTATAACAACAGATGGAGGATATAAATTAATATTGAAGTGCGTCCAAGTGCGTAGGCTAACCGGTCGTTCCGGAGCCGGTGCCGAGGGCCAATCCATAGATGGAAAGCCGGTGTACTCAATCGGTATAGGAAGTCCTAATGTTAGATTGTATGCCCAAGTTCTAAGATCTATTGCCCGCTGATGTCCTTTCGGATTGGGCCAGTCATGTTGTTTGCGTGCAGCAGTTGTGTCTTTCCTAAAGCTTGCTGTAGTTTGTACCGCGACGGCAGAAGTACCAGTAAACTCTGGAACAACGGAAGTAGTCGCGGTAACGACTCGACGACTATTGCCTGTAGAGATATTAGCTCTAGAAACGGTGGCACCGATAAGGCTCGGTGAAGTAGCGGCGAATGTTTGAGTGGCAGCGTTAGAAATACCAGCCATAACAATTTCGTCAGCCTGTGCCAGCGTTCCGGTAGCTGGACAGGTAAACGGCGTCGTAGCATCGCTAGTATTACCAGGATTAGCATCTAGTGGCGAAACGAGGAACGGTCCCTCGATCACGTCCACAGAACAGCTTGCGTCGTTAGTCGAAGCTGTAGCCGCAACGGCAACAGTAGTTAGAGTACCAATGGCAGTAACACGAGAATAGAAGCAACGCTGAGTTACTGTTCCAATGTCTGTTCCAGCGTTGACCGCAGAATAAGTATTACCAAGGTTATCAGTAACGCTAGTCGCAGTAAGACCTGTTTGTTGTCCAAAGGTGACCCAAATCAAATCTCCAGGCTGAACAAAAACGGAACCAGTCGCGTTAGTCGGATTGGTTACCGAGTTAACGGAAGCAGTAAGAGTACCTTTAAGGGCGCCAAACACAATTAGTTACTCGTGTGAGTCATACATTACGGTGAAGGATCGGGAAGCGAGGCTAGGCAACCCTGTACTTGCACGTTGCTGACTGGCACCATGTTGGTGTCAACAAAGTTTTTTTCTTGCGGTGTCAACTTTTCGTAAATTTCAGTAAACAGCGGCTCGGTCAAAACCAGATAATCATGACCGCCGTCTTGACAGCCTACACTGGGAAAGAGAAATTCGGTCACATCTTCCGCATTCTTAGGATGCCCTAGAATACGAGTCCAGAAATCTGCGGACAACTGTCTGCATTCCTGCTTCGTGTTGAAACGGATATACATTGTTTCTGATAGTGGCATTAGAACCCCCAGTATGTGTGTTGATTAGCACTCATGGCAGAGCTTTGACCGCCAGAGAATGCAGTTTGATAATAGCCAATCTCGACTAGGCCGCCAGCATAGGGCTGGCCAACGCCGACGCCTCCAATTGCAACGGTGCCATTGAAAGTGCCAGCGCCTGCGTTCACTACATTGGATGATCCATCTACGTTGATATCAGAGCTTGCGCCGTTAATTACTCCTTGAATGGCGTGCCATGTATTATCAGACGCAGCAGTGGAAACCGACGAACCGGCGTAGATGAATGCCTGATTGACAGCGCTGGCGTGAGAACCTAACTGGTGACTTGTCGACGCGCCAAGGAACAAGGAACCTTGAGAAGACAAAGCGTCGCTATTTGCGACTGCTGTAATCGTCGCTGGCTGGTTGCCTACGATTGAATTGATCGACACTAACTCATCAGAACTCAGCTGCATAATCGGAAGTGACCCAAGGCCATTCAGCGTGAATGGGAATTGGAGCCCTGCCGTTGCTTGCGTCAAATTATTACCGCTGCCGCTCTGATCATACAGTGTGACAACGAATAGATTATTAGCACCCTTGAAGGCCGCAATAGCAGCAAGATCAAGACCGCCATTAAGCATCGTCACAAAGTCTTGCTCGGTATTGCCACCATCCTCACGCAGACGAACGCAGTTAGTACCGATGTTCGCATTAGAGTATGCGCGAAGTCCCCACCATGCGGTCGCGCCGCCAACCACATCTCCAGGGCCGACATAGGATGATATGCCCCAATAGTCACGTTGGTTAACATTCATGGCCGTCATATTCGCCCCTGAAAGCGCCGATCCCCAGAATCCAAGCTCTGCAATATATCCTATGTACTGAATAATGGAGGCACCAAACAAATTCACAGGATCGGCAGCAAACCCATTTGTGCCGGCATTTACAATGTTGCTCACGCCGTCAACGTTAATATCAGAGGACGCGCCATTGAATACCAATTGGTGAGCATGCCAAAAATTGTCAGATGCAGTTGTATTTACGAGAAGACCGGCACTGATATCCATTCTATTCGTGCCGCCGAAGCCAGGAGTCACCTGAACTGCTGCTGATGCAGCCGATACGGGGTTTCCTCGTGCTCCATTTGTCTTGTTTGCCACAAGCGAGAAAGTTAATGGCTGGACTTGAGTCACAGCAGCAGTAAACATTTCCTTGGATGCGGCCGCAGTGTTGTCCATTGCAGGCAATGCGCCAATGGCACCCAACGTAAAGAGAGGCTGACTCGCGGCAGTGGCTTGAGTCAAGTGCCGCCCATTGCCGGTTTGGTCATATAGAGTGACTACAAACAGATTGGCGCCGCCTGCAAACGATACTATGGCAGAGAGGTTTAGCCCTCCGCCGGCAATAGTTACAAAATCCTGCTCAGTGTCGCCACCATCCTCGCGTAGTCGAATTGCGTTTGTACCAATTGCTGCGTTAGAATAAGCGCGAAGCCCCCACCACGCAAAAGCACCCGCAACTATGTCGCCAGGACCGACATAGATTACACCAGGCTGAACACTACCAAGGCAACCGCTTGAATAACCCATAATGTTCTCCAGCGGTAATCCTGGCAGCGAATGTACGACTCACACACTGCCAGGATTTACCCAATTTCAATACGGCTCGTAAAGAATGTGCGCGTCAGCAAGTCCCGAAGAACCACCAGCAGTGGAACTGTTCCACAATACACTTTCACCGCCAGGAGCCGTGTTCCCAACAATAGTCCATTGTTGCGTCGGACTAGCGTTCCATCGATAGATTCCACCGAATAGATTCAGTGCGAGATTGAGCTTCGCATCCGTTACCGTATTCGATGGTGTCGGTTGAGTCGAAGCCGCAACAAACGGCACCGGCGGCGCAGCCAGAGCCGCAGTAGCGGGATGCAGCGGACCGGCGCTGTGCGGTGCGGCAAGTGCTGTAGGGGTCGTTTCCAACGTAGATGCTCTTGCCAATTCCATGGCTGCCACTGTCGAGGCGGCCGCCTTACCGGAAATCGACAACTCGAGAACGTCGGTTATCTGCGTACCAGAACCACCTTTGAGAGCCATATAGGTGGACGCCGAACCGATGGCAGAACCGGCAGCAGCAGCGGTGAAGGTCAGAGCAGCAGATTTGAATGACCATTTAGCCATTTCAATCACCCTTTCTTGGTATCAGAACGGGGTTGACGGAAGTTCCAGCCATCGTAAACTTGCCGCTCTGAACCAAGTCTGCGATGGCTTTCCACGGACGGTGTACGTAGTCAGGTTGACGACGCGCACCATCACAAAGGTCACAGATGTACTGATTACACTGTAAACACGTAGCCCTTTCACGCACCCGTAATGGATTGCGAATGACTACCCTGTTACAGTGTGCGCAAGTCATAGTAGCCGCCTCGAACAAGGCACCCTCTTTGACTTGATCAGGATGAAAACCGAATTTGGCAGCTTCATCGGCTGTAAGACCAGGACTAGCACGATGATCGATCATCACTTCGCCTTCTTTCTTCATCTCAGAACCCTTTCACATAAGAGACTACATCCCATCGGTTATCAGCTTCATTCCATAAACAGCCGATGTAATCGACAGTACCGTTTAGCGTGACTGTTAAACCTGTAATGTCTGTTCCGAACCTAAATGATCCAGCAGAGCCAGTTGTTAGAGCTAACGTGCGATTTGCTCCAGATGCTTCGTGAGCGATAACCAGTCTATGCGACTTAGTGGTTATGGGTGAATTAGTTGGAGCAAGAAGAGTTCGATTTCCTGATGCTATCAATTTGAAAGTGCCGCCGAGCGATGCATCAATCGCTACCGATGGACCATCAGTTAATGGAACCACGGTATCAGTGAGGCGTCTAGGACGTACCTCACCGCTACCAGTAACCGTAAATGAATTAGCAGGACCAGCCAAGAACATACCAGTACCGCCGCCAACCGTATTGATCTCAGAATCGGACATATCAATACCGGCACCAAACGTTTGTGTTCCGCCAAACCCTTTGGTACGAATGAACGCTCCACTAGGTTTAAGTGGATATTTACCACCTAGGTCAGTAGATGTAATCAATGCATCCCATCCTTCGGTAGACGTAATGTCATCGCAAAAATCAACAGCCGATTCGTAAAGCGTCGCTGGTACTGCATGAAAGGGATTGTGACCAATACGATTACCAATTTGAATTGTCGCTGCTGCTCCTGTTTCGACGGCCATCCCCATCTGAAAAGACTGTAGCACACTCCAATCTGTAGCACCGCTTTGTAACTGCGCCGAGGAATACCCGGCATAACCAGTATTCTTCACGGGACCTGCCCCGATCAATCCAGAGGCATTACTGGTAAACGACATTGCGAGGCCAACGTCCTGACCACTACCGGCAACCGACGGCATTCTGCGATCAAGCGTAAACGATCCTGCCGCTCTTGGTCCAGCGTTACCTGCAAATGTAGCCGGACCTACAACGTGAGAGACGCCAAAACCAATAACGTTCGATCCAAGCGCCGTTCCGTCGATTTGATCAACGGCGATCAGAATCTTATTCAGTTCAGTAGTCGTAACTGCAACGCCTTGAGCGTTGTGAACGGAATATAGACCAGAAGTCATTCCTGTAGTTTGAACGGTAAGACCAATCTCCGTTCCTCCTGATGTAACAGTAACACTACCAGCATCAGAAATTGTTACGCTAGAATCCTGCAACAACTTACCAGTTGGACCATCAAAACGTACGACTGCATTGTTAGTCGCAGGCGCTGGACCAAAAACATCACCGGTGCCAATACCTGGAGGTACTGCCCATGTACCATCTGCGCGCAAAAAGTTGACAGCGCCACCACCAGAACCAGGAGTAAGTCCCTTGAGTGTATTGGTAAATGTATCAAGTAAGGATGTTGCTTGCGTACCAGTTAGTTCCTCAACCGAACCAGGACCACCAGTAATACGTCCAAGGAAACGATTGTTTGTTGATAAGTTTATCGCAACAAACTCAGACCAAAAGGTAGGATTGTCGATACGATCTTGTGCAAACGTTGTCGGTGTCGCTACCGATGTATGACTCACACGCGCAATGTAAACAAGACCATTTACTGTATCAAGAACAATATCACCTTGTGCAAAAAATGTAGAATTTGTCCACGGCTCCGCATCGGCCGCAAGCAACGTTTGAAACAACGCTTTATCGACTTGGTGTAGAGTATCCTGGACCGTCTGATGCCACGGAGTGGACAGAAAATCAGGAACCCCGAACCGGAAGTGCTCTGTGAACGTTGTGGTCATTTCTAGCGTCCATAATCTGTTTGTAGGCTTCTTCGTTCTGTCTGACCATGAGATTTCGGAAACTTTCTACAGCAGCACCTGTTTCACGTTGCATCTTTGAGTTTTCAATCATCAGCATAGGTATCCAATCATCGATGCACCGATACTGATCAACTTGTACTCCTGTGTTTGGGTTCATTCCGACAATGTGCATCCATCTATCACAGATACCATCAGAAACCAACTTACGACATTTCTTCGTAAAGCCGGTTTTGTGACAACCAACTTTTGGATCAGGTAGGTTCATTTGGCTTCGCGTTCCTATTTGGATCGATCTTCTTTCTCATAAGTTCTTTCAGTTTGGCTTCGCGTTCCTCATCGACGTGTTTCAGTTTTTCCTCTATCTCTTTTTTCTCCTTCTTCACGCGATCGTCTTCTATCTTATGACGATCCAATAGGTAGTTGACGAATGTAGTATCCATGATTTTGATGTTTCCCATCCTTCGCCCATTCCCATCCGCATAGAATTCGATATGACCGACGCCATTATCGAATTGGATTGCATGGATAAACGTCGGTAGTTCGGAACAGTCAACACCGTGAGCCACACCGTCCACTATGACTGTATTGTCTTCCCTAACAATTGTCAGTTTCATAACCTTAGTCCTTTGTTGCGATGATCAGATCGACGTACTGGACACGAATATCGATTCCGTGTATATGGCCTCCACTGCCGCCCTCATTATTAATAGTAAGGCCAGTAACAGCGCTCTCGGTTGTGTGATTAGCAGCACCACCGTTGAGACCACTAGTTAATTGTCCACCTGGATTATTAGTCGATCCATCAATCGAAAGGACAACATGAGAGTGTCCAGCACCTTCTGAAACGCCATGAGCGTGTGTTGGCATCTGAGCAATTGATAAAGTATGACTATCTGTTGCTGTTCTTGCAAAAACTGTTGAAAACGCAACTGTACCGCCAGAACCGACAGCACCAGTTACGACTCGCAATGCTTTATCATTGTGTGTAGTATCTTTAGTCCAACCAACTGGTGCATTGGTTTGTTGAAACAACATTTTTGTTCCAGAAGAAAAGAACAAGTCATTAAATCCAAAACGGAAACCTTGTGGAGTAACAGCCCTATTTGTATCACCGCCAGCCAGAACCTCTGCTACAGTTGCAAGTTCTACAACACCACGTTCTGTCGCAGTAGCGGGATTACCGTCCGCTCGAAGGAACGTAATCTCGCGCCATTGACCAGCAGCATTCGATGTAAGAATCTGCACATCACCGGCCCGCATGGTGCGATTCACACCACCTAACAGGTGAGTCACAACCGCTGCGTCGGTATAGCGCAGCATCTTGTACTTGTTTGCAACAGTTCCAAAACTTGTAATCGTAGCAGTACCTGTAATAACCAATCTCGATGGCGCCTCTGCACCAATATCAGTTGTAGATGCAGAAGCAATGGAGCCTTCCGCGTTTTCATTAAATCCCGCCTGAATCGATGTTAAATCGATCAGGACGGCCCATTTACCGTTACCTAGATCGGTATTGAAAACAGTTGAGACATGAGAAACAGTAGCAACAGCGTAACGCTGATTATCGATAACAAAATCGCCCTTGATGTACGATGTTGCCGCAGCCCAAATGCCACGAAACTGTGGGATGGTAACAATAGCATTCCAAAAAGTTGGATTAGCGCCTCTGAACGTTGTGAACGCAACAGGCGTAGATGGACTAGTATGATTAATAGCGCACACATAAAGCTGACCATCAATATCATCGAGAGCAATATCACCGACAAAGTAATCATGGTCATTCTCCCACAAAGCTGCACCGGCTGCGAACAGTGCTTCGTAGATGGCTTGATCCACCTGACGAAGTGCTGCTTCCAATTCATCATGCCAGGGCTCTTGCTCAAAGTCTGGAATTGGAATGCGAAAGTGTGCGGAAAATTGTGTCATAGCTTGCTTGTCCCCGACTTGATCATCGTTGACGGCTGATGTGAGCGTAAACGAACTTCTGACTGATTAGCTCAAGCGGTTTACGCACTGATCCTGTATAGATACACTTCAGAGTCTTAAACTTTACTGGTATGTTCCACAGTCTAGGATCGTCACTCCTGCGACCGCCACCGTAAGGACCAGCATCAAACCCAAAACCAGGAGCATCGTTACCAATGAAATTGACAATAATCGCAGGATCGTATTGTATAATACCGTTAACATCCTTAAATAGATTATCGACATAGATTTTGAGTATGAACTCACCAGTTCCTTTTGAACCGACAGACGCAAACTTTAAAATCTTGGTTTTCGTTGGGTCTTTGCTATCTAACCACGGCAGTTCCATCTCGAACGAAATCACTTCACCTTCATATTCTTCCCACTTTGGGCTTAGTACCTGATCGGCCCTATCCTGAGCAAACGAAACTGAACCACTGAGATTACTGTCAGTAGCAATCCAGCTTGAATCGTTCGGAACATCACGCAGAACATCTCCAACGCTATAAGCAGTAACTGGCGCCCAATCGCCATCGCGATCATTAAGTCTATCTGCTGCGTAGTTCTCACCAGGATACGCACCGTTACCATACTGAAAGATACGGGTTCCAATAGAATAGAATACACGTCCAAGAAATGACGTACATGCTGCTACCATTCCTTGACCTGAAAACGTTGACCAGCTTCGATAACGCAAGCGATCATTAAAGCTATATACGAACGACGGCCCAGATGGAACAGATAAAATCAAATCATGCGCTAGTGAATCATAAACCAGAAAGCAGCCAAGTCTGATCTGCACATCTGTTAGAACAGCAATTGTAGCGCGATAAAGTGGTTCAATCTTTTCGCTAAGCGCCAACGTATCCAGATTGCCGAATAGGTTACGAGAAGCACTAGCCAAGCCATCAAGACCGGCAAACAACATATCGTTCTCAACTTGTTTAATACAGCGATGGCCTAGAATGCCAAAATCAGGCATCGAGTCAGGAAACTCTGGAACGTGCTCAGGAACAGTCTCATCATTGTATACGCCAAGCTGAACGACAAGCGATTGACCGAGAAAGAACACAATCAGAAAAGTACGAAATCCAGCAATGCCTCGAATCTCAGCGGCACCTTCTGGAGCATACGCGCCAACGTCAACACTAATAGAATCATTTGGTGCAGGATCACCGGGAAACGTTCCAGCAGTACTTTTTGCGGATATATAGATCGTATTCGGCAGACCGGCTATACCTGCAATGCAATGATAGTTTGATACGACACAGCCGTACTTACCTATTGGTACATTGGTATTGCTACCACTTCCCAAATCCTGTAAATACGTCACAGCCAAACCAGCACTAATTGTAATCGGTTTGTCTATTCCATTGTGAATGATAAGTTGATTCCTGAACGGGACGAAATCGACATCAGTAATGCCTCCGGACCAACCAGATGGAGAACCTGGAAGAAGCGCAGCAATAGCACTGTTCCAGATGACGATGCTGACGCCATCGTTATCGGTCGCACATATCTGTCCCGTTGTTGTAACCGAAATGATGGTGTTCGCGAAATACTCCATGTCAACAATCGTACCAGTAACAGTATCTGATACATCCTCAAACCAATTTGAGCCATAACGTACCTTCTGCCCACCAGCTGGTGTACGTCGCATGTTATTCAATACGACTTGGTCAGAAGGACTCATAAGAATATCGTTCTCGACAGCATTCAAGCCGCCGGGAAAGCCGCGAACAATAAGCGGCAAAAGCTTACTTGGCTTATTCGCTTTAATTTCAATTGAGAGCAGGTCGCGTCCCATGCTGTATGACTCACACTTCTTGCCATTCGGTAGGCACACCAGAAGATGGATCAATCGCCTTTGGTATTCGAGATAGTGCATTCTTAATGTCACTAAACTTATCGTTCATCATCCCTTTAACTACATTGGCCGCATTGGTACTAAGATCATCGCCAACAAGTGTCATAAATGCTGTTGAATACGTTAATAACGCTCGGTCCAAATACCACACGTCTTCCCAATCCCATTGTGACGCCGGAGGTACAAGTGGATACAACAACACTTGAATATTCACAAAACCTGTAGCTGTTACAGGATAGAATTGCAATCTACGCAATGCGTAATTCGCATCTGACACATGTAGACTTGACCAGTATCGAAGCTTCGAGCCGCCACTTGTAATCGCAGACGAATACGGATTAGAATCGCGCGACCACATAGGAATAGGCTCGGATTCCGCATCACGACAAACCTTAATAAAGTCCTCAAAATCCCTAACCTGACCAAATGAATCCGTGGTCACCACGCCAAGCACACCATCAAGCTGTAGTCGATACCACTTGCGGTATTGGTGCCACGGATACTTCTTGAAAAGCATATCAAACGCCCGAATGGCATTACTGCGCATCCGGTCGTCTCCGTACATCTGAACACCGGAACCGGCCACTTCACCGACCAGTTCCAGTGCGTCGTCTACCACTTGGCGAACAGTAGCTGACATGGCGCTTGCACTCGGTTCAATGACTCACACGAAGAAGTGTCTGATACCGTGCAGTCCACCATTGCCAGCAGCATTCACGGAATTGTCACCTTCAAGTCCGAGAACGGTCTCCATCACGCCATCGAGTGTCGTTGGCGCATAGGTTCCACGCGGATCACCAGTGGTCAACGATTGAGGATCGACCAACACCGGCTTAACCCACTTGGCAAAGATACCAGCGGGGTCAATGAACACAGGCGGAGTACCTTCCTTCGCCCATCCGATGTTACACTTATACGGAAGGCCAAGGATACCAGTTGTACCGATGGAGAACGTCACTGCGTTAGTCGCCGCAGTAATGATCTTCGCAGCAGTAACGCGCTTGATCGCCGCAGCACCACTAGCCGTCATCGTCGTCGCCGCAGCGGGACCTGTGAACCGCTTCGCAACCGGCTGACCGAGATAGTCAACGCCTTGTATCTCGATCACAGGCGCGTTGCCAGGAACACCGCTGAGATCAACACGCAACACACGGCCATACGTGCTATCCGTCGTAAGATTGAGCGGAAAGACCGTAAGTGCTACAGCATTCGCACCGCCAACGTTGGCACTAAGTGCTGTAGCGGAAGCAACAGCAGGCGTTCCAAGAGAGAAGGCCGTCGGTTGCCCATGGACGAGGTTCGCAGAGTACCCCATCGCCGGCACATAGTTATTGGTGCCAGTCAGTCCAGCAAACAGTCGCTCTTTAGCAGACATTTGACTGATCCTCCGTTTAGGTTACGAAAATCAATCCGCCGTACCAGGAGCAGCCGGCTGTGATGCCAACTGCTCCGGCATGACCACCCGTCCCGTTCGGGCTGTGGCCATAGCGATGACTTGATTCTCAAGGGCTTCGAACGCAGTATCGCGTTCGTTTTGGTCTTGTGCGGCAATCAACTTACCGATTGGACTGTTCGGGTCTTCCAAACCCTGCAAGTTGATCATCCGAGGACGAGCGTGAAGCTTGTACCGCTTCAATTCATCCATGTTCTTAAAACGAAGAACGTGCCCACGCGGGAAGTAGACGATGTATCCAGCGTCTTGCTTCTGCATCTTGCGCACGATCTCACGCTTCTTCGTATCGAACGGGGTGATTTCCCGTTCGACTTGCCCATCAAGCTGCCGTACGACATACGACAGTCTGGTGCCACTCATTGCGATTTGAAACACGATATGATACTCCCAGTTCAACAGTGTACGACTCGCACACTTAGTTGGTGAGATAGGCGTGCGTCCTGTACTGACGCCAAGAACAGAGTTGCCCTTCCCACACAATCCGACGACCGGAAGCATCCATGTTCCAAGGTGCGACCAATTGCTTGATGCGCATGTTGATACCACGGAGGATGTGGAGCGTGAGGAACTTGTCGTTGACAAAGTACGCGACATTGGCACTAAGCTTTTCGTCGAAAAGCAACGGTGTGCCGTTGTGCGTAGTACCGACGATTCCGAGGTTCACCAGCTTCTTGCCAGTACCGGATGCATCAAGAGCGATGGTCTGCTTATCGCGAGCCGCCGCCTTGTGCATACGATAGATATTGCGTCCGGCAAAGATAACGCTCGGTTTGGACTCGGCTGAGTCGTCCGAAGACGTATCGCCGCGATTCAAATCGAGTTCAAGAATGTCGTCGAACGCTTCCTCGATGTTCTCCGGTGAAAGCGTACCGGCGAAGTCATACGACGAGGACCGCCACTGTGGTTCCGACGCAAGACTGATACCACCCACAGAGCCGGTAGTCGGATCGGCTGGAATGAGATTGCCCAACCCATTAGGATCGGTCCCGGCACCGACCGCCGTATGATAAGTCGCGAACTGACGAGAAATACTCTCGTCGAGTGCCATGATCTTACCCTTGATGATCTTGAAGATTTGAGCACGACCTTGGTTCTCGTCTTCTTCCTGATCGGAGATGATCAGGGAACCCACGACTCGCGCCATGCTGTAGGAAACGGTCGTGAACTCATTGGTCTGATCGATGGGTACTGTATCGTAGTACTGCATCGATGTAACGTTTGGGTTTAACCCGACAATGATCGGATTGGTGATGCTCGGTCCGCCATCCTCGACCACCACGCGCTTCTTAGCGTGGAGATACGCGGAAACGGTGCCCGAAATCGCCGACGCCATGATCAGCTTCGCACGACTGCGAGTGAGCATGGAGTGGATTACGGTATCCAGGGCAGGCATTGATCTATCTCCTAGAGGTTTACACCCTTAGAAAAGGGTGTTGATCTGATTATGACTCACACAACACCGTGCTGGTCCAGAACATCCTTCAAGATATTGTCGTATGTCGCATTTGCTGGAGCAGGACGATTTCTGTCATCGCCACTCGGTGGTTGTCCACGACCAACCGGACGTGGGGCACCGCGAGGATTCCCTTTCTGTTGACGGCTTCCGTTTCGCAGCTGGTTCAGTTGAATACGTGCCCAGATTTCACCGAGCGACATTCCCCTAAAATCGGGGTTCTGTAATACACGCTGGAACACAGACATATACTTCTGTGCATCCTGATTTTCAGCAAAGAATGATTCTACTTCTTCTTGCGCTCTACGCTCTTGCTCTTGCTGCTGCTGACGCTGCCGTTCAGATTCTTGGTTTTTCTGGTTCTGCTCAGAAATAGGCTGTGTGGCCTTTTGGATTTCCTCTCGGACCAAATCGATCAATGACTTGGCATCTGCGCCGTTCACACCTTGAATGCCCAATTCAGCTATGTTTGTACCACTTGCGGCGGCCCTTGTCAATAGAGCACGCAAAGCCTCGGCCGGCCTTGTTTTTAGATCGTTGAACAGCTTTGCAGCCGCTAGCATGTCATTCGGTTGCAAATTGAACTGCTTCAAAGCCTCACCATGACTGCGAAGCTGTTGAACCTCCGTCTGTAATTGGCGTCCTGCATCCACGGCTTGACGCAATTGGTTCTCACGCTGTTGTAGGCGATAGGTTAAACCTCCTACCTTCGCACCTTCACCGCTCTTAAAGCCGCGCTGGTAAAGAGAAGCCTCACGACCGGCTCTGGCCACAACTTGACCGGTCTGCGGATCGACCAGATTGCCATTACCGTCCGGTTGCACTTCTGCCGTACGGGCAAACGGTCGTTGCGGTGCCTCTGCTTGCTGTCGCTGCTGTCGACGCTCTGGTGTACGACTCGCACTCAGATCGTCAAGCTGACCCTGCCTTTCTCTGTGATCCGGCGCACTATCATCACCACTGTCCTGACCATCGTCAGAATCAGAGTCCAGATCGTCACCAAGATCGCCAGCGCCAATTTCGTCAACATCAAGCCCTAGGTTGTCGAACACCATTTGTCGGCCGTCGTTGCTGCTGCTGCCCTGCTGCCTGTCGTTGGGTGCCATTGTTCACCTGCTCCTGTATGAATGCCAAGATTTCCTGATCCGAAGCCCCCTGCTGTTTCATCTGAACAACCTGAGCCTTTACCTCATCTGGTAGCTGTTGCGCTGATTGTTGTAAGTCTTGTCCTTCACCACCCGAACCATCACTGACACCTCGGGACAGATTGGCCTGAATTTCTTGATCAATCGCAGCCCAATCCTCTTTTCTCATTACGATCTCAGTAAACGCTTGCTGCAACACCTTGAGCATGATCCTGAGAGTTGATCCAGGAGCCGCTTTGGCGAATTGTCCCACAGCTTGCGTCAACTCAATCGCTTCCTTCTTCTTGAACGTGCTATTCGGTTTCTCCATACTTCCAGCAACAAGCTGTACTGAGTACTGCGAATTGAATTCCTGAACGGTCATGTTCTTAAAGCCCTGCGCAAGCACAGGACCGATAAGGCCAGCTACTTCTTCTACCGACATGTTTTTGATACACAGTTCTGCAAGTGCCTGTGCGATGTCAGCAACAGCGTCCTCGACCACATCGACCTTGGCACCTACGCTTAATCGCATCGCTTCTTGATATGTATTGACCGCAGTTGTATTCGTGTTCGTCTTGAACTGAACACCGCGAAGTGCATCACTGGTATTCGTCAAACGATTAATAGCTTCCATCTCAGTCTGTTTATTAAACAATTGCTCGTATTCAAGTGAAGGAGGCGCAAACGCTTGAATCATATCGGTAATCTTTTGTTCTCCGGCACGGACACCCAGTATCTTCTTATTCCATTGCCCATCGCCACGCAATGTCTTTAAGAATTGCTCAACCTCCGTCTCGTCCACCTTATCAGAATTGTAAAAGAAGAAGTCGAATACAGATCGCCTGATCTTATTAATTTGTCGATTAATATCGTTGATGTTATCCTGCTGATCTAAATAATATGCTGTCTCGCCAACAGAAATGGTCCCACCAGTACTGAATGCAAAGCTAATCAAGAAGTATGGAAAGAAGCGACTCAATCCAAGTGGATCATCCCATACCCAAAGCGGCCAAGTCCAATCGTCCTTGTGAAACAACATAACACGTCGCAGTGCTACATCCCACACGTAATAGCATTGTGTATAATACAAATTCAGGTACGCACGACGCTGTTCGTCTGTATGACTCACAACCTCCGTGACCGACGGCTCCGCTGCCTCCAAAACAAAGCCAAGATTATTATCGCGACTACCTCCTTCAGCGAACTTCGCCTTGTGCGTCGGCTTGTAGACAAGCACCCGAGTCTCATTGTCTTCCTCGTCCTCTGGATTTTCCTTTGTGTAGCGTGCCATCAACGATGCCGTACTGATATAAACCTCTTCGATTATCCATTGCGCATCCATACCGTCGGCACCCTCGGCATATGGATCGATCGTCAGACAGTGTGGAAGTACTACATTCAACTGTGGACCACTCGCTTGCAGCACTTCCATATTTTGTTCGAGCGCCTCGAGTCTTCCGTACAATCGTTCAACCTCTTCTAAATTCTTAGTCTTCCCGAGTTCATCGGAAAGCTGCACCATCTGTTGCAATGCCATCTCACGCGAATCATCTTTTTGAGTATAATCCAATTTCAATACACCAGCATTCGTGAGCAGACCCAATCCAGCAGCACGTTTGATTTTTGGCTTCGCATTAATACCGGGAGCAGATTTCCTCCTGAAAATGGTATTGAGCAGTGATTGCATAGCATCGCAAAGCGGTTGATCACCCTCATCTGTTGTTGAACATGTAATGTTTGGATCCTTGCCATAAACCGCAGGAAGCATCACATTCATGTTACTGAAAACAATATTCTCAGTACCATCACCGCGCTTGAACATACCACGCGGCGACTCTAGGTCTTTCGACTGATTATTATTGTAGTATCTGAAAACGTCCTCATGAACCTTACGCACTTCCTCATAGGCTTTGGTTGCAGCTTCGAATTTCTTCTGCCACATTTTGCCAACAGATCGACTGATCGCAATCCTGCTGCCCTCAAAAATCTGGTACAGCGGTTGCGGCTTCTTCTGAACCGCTTGTTCATCGCCCGCCTCTGGGACTTCAAAAACGTCGGTGTCATCGTCTGCCATCGGTTCATCCCTTCGATTTTTCTTCTGCTATCCGTTCATCATGTACTTCCTGACGACCGGCAGCACGTTCTCTCTCACCAGTAACCTTCAACAATTCGTCCAACCGACTGTTTGTAGCGTAATGTTGTTCGTCCTGCTTCTTCTCAATGCTCTCCAGCTTGGTCTCCGCTGCGATCACTGCTGGTTGCAGTGCTTGAACCTTTTGACTTGCTCTAAGCGATATGATGGCCCCAACAATAGCAACAATCATGCTACCGAAAGCTGCCAAAAGTGTCGCATAGGCAGTGATTACGTCTGCGCTCATAGTTCATATTCCCTTGAAGCAAGCTTGAATAGCTGCCCTTTCTTGTGGAGTTAGGCACCTTCTCGCCTGGCGTTTCTGATCAGGTGTGTAGCCATCATATATGTACGAGTACGCCCTTATCAAGAAGCACGGAGCACCTACACCACGCCGAACATATTCACAAGAGATCGGCGGCGCTTTTCTAGGCGCCGCATTGGCTGTGTGACTCGCACAGAGAGCGAGCAAGATTACAAACCACTTCATAACTACCTCGGAACATGCACGACGACCTGAGATGTACCTTTCACAATCGCGCTGGCTGTCTGTATGGCGTCCATCTTCGACGATACAGGCGCAATCTCGATCTTTTTGACTTCCGGCACGGTAGTCGCAGCGGCTACAAGACCAGTCTTGGTCTTGGCAATCACTCCCCAAGCAAGCATGATAATAGAAGCGACGACACCTACCACTGCCTCTGTATTGAACATCGACAGGAGTCCAGAAATATCCCATCCCTTCGCAGTTCCCCAACCAATAACGCCACCGCCAAAAGTTGCTATCACCCACCGAATGATTGATTTGATCTGTTCGATATTAGGAGTAATCATATCACGTCTCCCGTGTTAGAGTAAACTTTTCCATCTGTGAAATCACACGAATCATGATCGCACAGCCGATCTGCGTATCCCACGCAGTAGAACTCCATTGACCGTCGGCTATGTACTTACCCGGCCTTTGGATACTCGTTGCCCCCCATACATAAGGACTCGGAATCATATTATGATAGCGCCAATATCCCCACCCATTATAATTCTCACAATAATACAGTATTTTCTCCAGACGCCAATCGATAACCCTATTATATCCTTTCAATACAACCAACGCATCACGAGCACCAGCTTCCCACGTCGCAAATGGTCCTCGTCCTGCCGGTACATGCGTACTGACCCTATTCAGTGGATCACCTTGAGCAAGCTGTGTTGTAAAATTCAGCGACGATTCCCGCATATGTAAACAACCGATCATATACCACGGAACGCCGGTACTTCTTTGCGCAGTTTCATAGCGCGATTTATGACTCACAATCTTTTTGCACGCCGAAATAACTCTTGGTGCATTTGCATGAGACAAAGACATAGTATTCCAATATCCTGCGTATATTGGCCACATCGATCTATAAGTCGGTATTGCCATTTTGCTTACACTACTTTAGGCAAACTGATACTCTCAACTGCCTCGGCTATAGCTCGCAAGTCAGACGCATAGCCCTCGGCCTTAGCCGCCATCTCCAAAGCAAACGCTGCACTTTCCAACACTTCCGACGCCCATTGTACTCGCAGGGCAAGGCCCATCTCGGACGGCCCCTCTCGTATGATCTTCCAATTTGGGAGCGACACTTCAAAGGTCTTTAGATTAAACGGCAATCTCGGTCTTAAATCGATTACATCTTCGATTTTATCAGTGGCTGCACGCAAGTTGACAGCAACGGAACGCAATTCAAGAATCGCTAAGCTAACAGCCTCTTTTATTGTGACTTTTTGCATGACTCACACACGTACTGCTTTGCGATAATCCTTCGTTTCCATCTCGTGCCATAACAAATATGGCTTCGGACGTTCATCAGCAGGCAAAACGATCTTGCTTGCATCTGGAAGATGTGACAACATATACTTTGTTGCATTCATTGCGTGATCATTGTGATCTACAGGCTCATCAATAGATATTCCAAGAGGATTCTTCTTCCAATAATAACTCCCAATTTCATCTTCAAACCATCCAAGATCATTCACAACATACAAAAGCGGTCCAGGAGCCTTTCCAGTTACTACATGAGGCATCTTTGGATGCTCACTAAGATACGAATTCACTTTTGCGATGCCTGCAAGCACATCATTGCCTCCAGGCTCCATAAAAATACCTAACTTGTTCATCAATTCGGCTACTGACGTTCCACCTTTGTATTGGGCAACGACTTGTTTCCTGAAAATCGCTGGATCAGCGATGATACGCCGCTTGATCTCCAACCTTCCGATATACCTGTTCCTAATTTCACGAATAGCAGCAGGCTGCACGCTATAATCAAACTCAGCACTGTAGAAACCATCAAGAACAACCACGCGACCGTGATCATCAACAAACCCAAGCATGTAACAAGAAGGTGAAACAACACCGAAATCATAGCTCTCGATGGTCCTGACCTTAACATGACGTGCAAGGCAATCATTGAGATGGTCCTCCGCCTGCTTTCGAGATATTCCGTGTACGCGGGTATCAAAGTGAGGATGCACCAGTCCTTCAAAAGCAACCCACTTGCCTTCAAGGAACCTCTCTCGCATTTGTCCCTTGTACGCAGCCTCCATCGTCTTAATGAAGTCAGGTGCCAAATTCTCCGCATTCTCCATAGTCGGTCCCTGGAATACATCTAGCATTGGCTCCTTCGTATCGGGATCGACAATCAGATCAGGTAGAAAAATACCATGTTCTTTCCACTGAATGTATGGCCAAACAACTTTCTTATAAATCCATGTTCTGCTTGGATTAAGTGTGATCATGAAAAACCGAGGCCCAGTATCGGGCATGGTTTCATCATCACCCTGATATGCTGCGTCGCCTCTTAACCTGCCCAACAAATCTAGGAAATCCTTGTATCCAATTCCAGGGTCTTCAATCTGATCTACAATAATCCAATCGTATGCAGCACTCAGCAAATTACTCGTTGTACTACCATCTTCCTGATTTTTTCCCCTCTGCGCAATGTATCTAAAATGTATAGTCGTTCCGTTAATCAAATGCATCGAATTGTCTTCCTGCGTGGGCCACTTCTTGACCCAATCAGGCGGCGTCCACTTGTAAAACTCTTTCCTAATCGTATCGTTCAGCTTTGGATACGTCTCTCGTGCAACTAATCCAGAACTGTACGGATAATCCTTTGCGATTTGCAATCCTTTAATGACTACACTCGTAGTCTTTCCATTACCGAACCCTCCAGCAAAAATCTGGATTTTCTGGCGACTCTTATTGAATCGCCATTGGGTCGTACCCTTTCTTAACTTGTAATCTTTCATGCTGTATGACTCACACTCGATGCGCAATCACATACCAGAGTTCAATTCAGAAACCAATGCCCAATTGGTTGCCAGACTTCCTGTGGCCATGTACTGAAAGCCCGTATCCAAGGCGCGGACAATCTCACCCGGATATGTCGGTGTCAACGCCATGACCGCCGCAGCATTCGCAGCAGTTCTGTTTGCTGAATTGTATTTGCGATCTGTGGGATTCACTAAACTCTTATCCAGAACGACTGCCATTTGCCTCTCCTATTTATGAGCAGTTTAACGTCATACTCAGGACGGCCCAGACGGCTTCGCGGCAGTTTCAAATACCAAACCGAGGCCGTTTGCGTCTCTTTGACTCTTGCTCTTGTGGAGAACGTTTCTTATACTGTGGATTTTCGCCTGCCCTTCGCTCTATACCAGCCTCACTTAGAGCGATAGCGATTGCCTGATCTCGTCTATTCACTTTTGATCCAGGCTCGTCTGGACCACCACCACTATAGAGATTATCACGCTTAAACTTACCCATGATCTCTCTAATAGTGTCACGTCCACCGCCCCTCGACATATCACGCCTCGTCGAGATGATAACCGGCGGTTCGCAACTGTTCGGCACGTTCAGCTGAAAGTGACAGTTCGTCACCAACCTGACACATTACCCCATCGATTTCTTGTGCAGCAACAGCTACCTTGTAATTGCGTAGCTCCGCTTTGTCTTCCTCGGCGACGCCCTTCTGATCTTCACCAGCAGCTTCCGCAAGGTCTTCCAGAGCATCGGCGTCCTCTTGATCACGATTTTTTCTCTTACTGGCCATTATGTCCTCCTATTGTATGACTCACATCGACCTGGGTTTCGCCTTCTAAAACCGTGATGCGCAACTCATGTTTGCCCATCGCCGCTTTAGTACTCTGTTCTTTCGCAGTGAAGCCGCCGCGATTGAGAATATCTATATTCGCTTTCAAGCGATTATTTTCTTTCTTTCCGGCGACCGCAATATCATAAACGCCATCCAATGCTGTATGGCTGTATGCTGCCAATCTAGAAGTAATCAAATCGCTATTCATATTAACAAATTCGTTACAAACAATTTCAAAACATTGACCATATGCCGCATGTTTCTTAATGGTCCCAACATTAATCGTACTGATATTTAATGCTATCGCAATCTCTCTATCAGGAACACCTAAAAGTGTATACAATAAAACACAAGCTACACCATTGAGAGTACCAGCATCAGCAGGCAATTCTCTCAACGTTCTCTTTCTGGTAGCTCGATACTCCCTCGGTTTGAGTTTGTATCTCTCGGCCGCGGTCTGTTTATAACCTTCCGGCTCAATGACTTGACCATCATCTGCTACCAACGGGTCGCCGGGACGGGGCAAAAATGCCCGCGTCCCAGCGCCGTTCCTGGACTTTTTGCGAGTCTTTGTGACCATCAGGAGGTTGACCCCGCGTCTCAGTCCAAGAAGCTGTATGACTCACGCAGGTTTTGCAGGCGGTTCTTCGCTCATAATAGCTTCGCGCTGCTTACAAAGCTCGTCAATCTGCTGATTGATAGCGTTGATTCGTTCCTCGCGAGAGCCTGACGGCGCTTTGTTTTCTTCGTAAACGGGTGTCTTGGGCATAAATTTCTCCGTTGTTTTCTCAAATCTCTCAGCGTGTACCGAGAGGATTTAAGTCCTTATTGATTGGCGGTGTGGCACCGAACGAAGTACGAGTTGCTAGCGTCAGAAAATCAGCATTCAATTCGGTCACATCAGCAGCCGTCGTGGCTCTGTTAATGATCGTTTCCTGTTCGATAATTCGCTTGCCGCCAAGTTCTTCGGCGGCTTGCACTCTTCCTCGTGTACTCAATGCAGTCGAACCTGCGACTACACCATCCAATGTTTCCAACAATTCCCGCTGATCGAGTAATCCCTTTATACCAAATGCCTGAGCAATCTTACGTCGCGACGGACCCTTTCCACTGACTTGTGTCAAACTACCGACACCGTTTGCCGGCCAAAAACCGCCTTTGACTGTCGCAGTTGCACCGACTGTCATGTTGTCCTCCTTTGTGCGAGTCGTACAGCGAATTTTCTGTGCGAGTCATACAGGCCGCACTGTAGTCTTATATTATATTGGTGTCAACCCCTATTTTTGGTGGTGCTATCAGCCTTGTATTACTATGTATGAGTTATCCACAGGCTAAATTTTTTCCTCTTGACAAGGTTTCTATTATATGGTATCTTTCTTTCATACAGCAGGGTTCTGTTAGCGCCGCACAAACGCCTATTGACATACATAGTAACACAATATATACTACATATCGTTACGCTTTCCTTCCCGTAACGACTCGTCTCAACTCGGTCCCGCTCATCACGGGACCATTTTTTTATGCGCGGAGCGCATCGTGACGCGATCATTCTTGCTGTGTGAGTCATACAGCGCATAGCCGTGGCTCTAAATCCCATTCTTTTCTACCTCGTCATCAGTCGCCTCTATTCATCGCCGAAGGCACGGAATAGAGGCGACCTCGTTTCGTCTCTACATCTACTCTTATTTCTGTTTGTGCGACTCATACAGCGTTTCGTCGTACAGCGTCCTGTTCTAAAGCGTCCCGTCACGGCCTGTCGGCGATACTCCTAGGTCGGCGATACTCCTAGCGATACGCTTCGCAACATTCCTAACACCAATTCCAACAACGACATAGGCTCGCCAAGGCTTCGCCCCAAGGATAAGTACAGGGGGCATGTACTCAATTTTAGGTTGTGGGGGGAGTACGGGGGGACTATATACAGGGTGACTATATACAGGGTGACTAGACATACAGCGCGCATAGAGCACGGACGTTACACGTCATAAGTGTGTGAGTCATACAGCGAACATTGAGAGTCATACAGCGAGCCTGTGGCGACACGGAAGATATAGTGAGTTGATTGAAAAAATAAACACAATCCAAGCCACTACGGGGCGCCTTGACTTGTAATCATACAGTTAGATGGTATATCCGATAGCTGTATGATAGCGGAATATATATTGAGTGTATGATGACCCGGCTATAGAGCGGCTATATTCCGTGCCTGCGGCGAAGGAATATAGTCGCGATGTGGGATCGCGTGCGCTTGCATGTGTCGCAACATAAGTCAAGCGAAATATATTGCTGTGTAAGTCATACAGCGGGTTGACATGGATATGGGAAAGCGTATTGTGGGCGACATGAAAGGAAATCGCATGGATTGAGAGACCAGCGCCACAAGGCGCGCGCTACGGCGCATGGGGCTTCCTGCTCTTCGCGGTGACCGGAATACCGGCCCGTGTCCAAAGCAGGGTAATACCCACAAGTCCTGTTAACCGAGCAGGCAAAACCTAGCTAACCATGTGCGGACCATGCCGTGTCCTATGTGACCAGCCATCACCGCGAAAGGTCTAGGTAAGAGAAAGAGCATATTTTATTTGTTGGCCGTGAAAGGAAAGCGGCCGTTTGCCAATTTGGCAAAGGAAAGGAAAGCTTGTCATGCGATACACAGTCAAATGGGAAAGATGCGGTCGCGTCTTCGAAGCGAAAGCGGAAGGCGATGCCGCAAAGTTTGTGTTCCAAGCTATCTTGGCATTCTATAGCGGTGACGAAATCAAGGTTCAGCTATGGGATGGCGCAAAGCTTGTGCAGGAAAGCTTGTCATGAGAGACCTATATGTCGTTCATGCGATACCGCACGAAAGGAACGCGCGACAATACACTGAGGCGCGTTTTGAGTATCAAGCATTTAATAAGGCGTTCAAGACCTGGAAAACGTATGTGATAGGCGGACATAGAGCCGCAATTTTCCACTGGTCTGCCGACGGCGCGTGCCTGAGGCTGTACGCTACTGCGGATTATGGTAACAGAATGAAAGATCATGGTTGAAGCATTGCTAGGCGTTGTGAGAGAACGCCTAGCGTTTGGCAATTTGCCCGAGACGCAATCAAGCGGCTTGATTATCGGAAGGATAAGACAATGCGTAAGATTATCATGGTGCTCGCAATGGTGCTGGCTGGCATGGCGCACGGCGCGGCGCTGGCTCAAGACGCGCCGGACTATCGTACGGCCCTGAAGGCGTGCGGCGTTGAATGGCGCGCCAGTGAAGCCCGCAAGGCCGTGCCGAAGGGTCAGGGTATGGTCGAGTGGCAGAAGTTTCGGAAGGAATGCATCGCCAAATCGGGATACGTGGCGAAGCGTGCCAAGTCTTAAGAAGTATTGCCGAGCCGCGCAAATGCGGCTTGGCGTTTGTCAATTTGCTATCGAAAAAGATAACAAAAACAAGGCTATTGACTAGGGTGTTGAGTTCTGGTAACACTGTGTTGCACTGTCGGTCGTGTGCAAGTCACACAATCGATTAGGCAACATACCGTTGCCTAACTAGCGTGAAAGGAAACGTAATGGCAAAGAATGCGAAACCGGTCGTTAAGCAACCGGTAGTTCCCAAGGCGAAAGCTAAGGGAACGGACGAAAGTGAAAGCACGGGAACGGCTCTAGCAGTTCCTAAGATCAATGCTAAGGCCATGTCGAAAGACATTGGCGTGGCGTTGATTAGGGAGCTTGCCGCGACCGATGCGGACACGGAAAAGGGCAAGGCAATGCTCGCGGCGGCTGCCACTAAGCGGTATGACTTGCAAAGCAAGTTGACCATGGCGATCGTCAAGGCCGCTAGTAACGAATCCTCTATCGATCTATCGCACGCTTTTAGCGATGATAAGAAAGCGCAAGGCTTACTGAATAATCAACTCGGTATTGCCTTGGGTTATCGGGAAGTCGCAACGCTGCCGAATGGAAAGGCCACGGTGCAATATGTCAAGGATGTCTATCCTTACTTTCCCGCTCCCGGAGAGGACCGAGACACGGTGGAATATAAGAAGAAGCAAACTACGCGTAGTGGTTTCCTGCATCGACTGAAACAGTGCTGCATGGTCGCGAACGGGATCATTGCAGACGACACGAAAGCGGAAATCGATAAGGCTAGTGGCGTTTTGCGGCTTACCGGTCCAGCGGTAAAGAAGCAATTCGGGACTAGTTCAGTCTTGCTCAACGAAAAGCAGACGGTAAAGGATAGCAAGGGAACCGAAACCAAGCTTACCGAAAAGCCGTCCTTTACCGCAATTGCTGCGCGTGCTGCGGAAGCGCACGGTAAGGTCATTAATCGTGTGAGCAATACTCGCGGCGCCGGCCCTGGCGGTTTCCAAGGTGCTTCGCCAGAAAAGGTTGTCATTGCTGGAGCAGACGCGATGATTTCCGCACTTGCGAAAATCAAGGATGTGACGGACGCAATGAAGGATAAATTGCGTGCGTTAGTCACGGCTTGCAATGCAAAGCTTGCGTAGCAAGTAAAGCCGCGGCCGTGTGTGAGTTACACACGGCCGCGCCAAACCATAGGAGGATCAACATGAATAAGTGTCCACTGTGCGGACAACCGGAAGGTAAATGCTATTGGGCTTGCTCTGAGACCTATTCAGAACAGGAACAACCGAAATTGCCAGAATATCCAGAGGATGAGTATGAGGATTTTTACTGGTAGTGGCTTGTGCCTCGAAGGGGGCATGAGTCAATAGTCTGTTCAGGACGGTTTCAGTGTTCAGGACGGTTCCTGTGCGAGTCATACAGTGAGAGGAACAAATGACGAAAAAACGCAGTGACTATTGGAGGCTACGCTGGCACTCTGATCCTGAATGGGCCGAGCGTCGAAAGGCAGAATATCGACGGTGGAGCAAGGCCAATAGCGCAGCGCGTGTGTATCAGAACAAGGCAGGATGCACAATTGCTGAGGCAAGGAAGATACTTGGTCTTCCGCCCGGTGGGAGGAACAAATGACAATCAATAGCGGACTGAACGGCAGGGCGGTTCGTGCGCTTGTCGAATTAGGTAAGATCAGGAATGAGAATGAATTGTTGCGTAGTATTATTGTTGATGTGTTGAACGCACTGCGGCATAAGCATTCACATGATATGATTGCAGATGCGCTTGAGGATGCTGTAGATAATTTGGATGCACCCATTGGTGCGTAAGCAGCAAGCACTTGACAAGGGTTATCGAATGTGTTAGCTTACTTATTCACAACGATGATGGGAGGCGTGATGATGTGTTTGTTCATGGTGATCTTGGCTTTCTGTCTAGGTTTGTGGGCAGGAGTTGCCGGGAATTGGGCAGTACCGCTTCATCGCATTGCGACAAAACGCATGGATGAACTTGAAGCACGGGTCAATCAGATTTATGAACTGTGCGAGTCATACAAAAGGAAGACAAAATGAGTATTGTTACTTGGATAGTCGGCAGACTGTCTGTCGCAGAGACAGATAGGGAAGTAGTTCGCGAGTTCTGGAATAGGTTCAAACACGTTCGAGGCCGTGAGTGGAAGACGTTGCGCCATGCAACGTATCGTGAAGCGTTGCAAGTACATCACGACAATCAGGACTTGTATCGAAAGGTTATGGGAGGCAACATATGACTGAGAAAGTAAACTGGCGTATCGAAATCAATCTGTATGACTCACAAATGAGTTTGCTTGATACAGAAGTGTTTTGGGCACCATGTATCGGTACGCGGGTTGATAAGATCATGGAAAAGTGGCCAAATGTGTATCAGGCTATTATATCTATGAAGAAAGGAGAAGCAGATGAAAACGATCGGTGAACGCGCTGAACAGCGTAGGATTAGGGAGCGAGCAATCGCACGGAGAAGGAATGAACTTGGATACAAGTTGAAATTGATCGCAGATGAATTGTGTGAGTCATACAGCGCAGCATCACACAATGAGTTGATCATCTACGGTCTTGCTGCGTTGTTGAATTGTATGCGTAAGCCAACACTGACACCTGATAAGTGCGAGGCGCTGGCGCAACATTTTAAGAGTTGTCCATACAGGGAGGAATATCTCAACGAGGTACAAGTTGATGGACATATGATTATGTTGGAAGGGCGCTTCGATATACTAGAACTTGCGAAGCGTATAATTTGGGTTGCTGTTGAGGATCAATATTTAATGAGTGATGATGATGACAGCAGATGGGGATACGATGTAGGTATCGAGGTATCCGCGCGTCTTATATCTGAGGTACAATTGACATCTGGAATGACGATGGAATACGAAAAATTGATTATTGCGGCTAGAGCGTTTGTGAATGAAGAAGAAGGGAGAATAAACCGTGGCTGATATTGACACATTGATTGACGAGTTTGGTCTGGATGCAGAGCAGGCAATTAGGCATCTGTTGAAACGCGGATACTGTCTGCAAGATGATCTGTGTTGGTTAAAGCCGGAGGTTTATTACATACCGACGGCGAAAGAGATGAGGGCTGTGGACTATCTATGGCAAGCCCACGGTTATCGGTTGATGTATTCAGTGGACATAAAGAAACCGATCAAGCGAATGTGTGAGTTGCGTGATTCAACGCTACTGAAAGCTCATATTAAATTGGAAAGGAAAGTGAATGAAAGGTTCAACAGCAGGCTCAGGAAGAGAAATAGCACAGGGGGAAGAGGACGAACGCAGAAAGGTAAGATGGAAAAAGCGAAAAGTCGTGTGTAGAAAGCGTAGAAAGGAAGGTGTTGACAAAGGTTATCGAATGTGTTAGCTTGTACCCGTTGAACGTGAAGTGTGAGTCATACAGCGTGTCGTACAACGAGATAACGTAACACCCCGAATGGAGGGCACGATGGCTAAGGAAAAATTGAATTGGATTACCCTGGCTGAAGAGTTTAGTAATAAGAAAACAACGATCGCATACAAGGAATATCGGACTGCGCTTGGAGCTTTGAAGGCGGCTCAATTGAAGTTCGATGATATGTTGCGGTTGGACATTGCCAAAAGCACTGGCGAAGACCCTGATCATATTGTGATCAGTCATAGGTATGGGTTGGGATATGCCATTGATACTGATGGCGTCGCAACTAAGTCCCGTACCGTTATGCGTGTGTGAGTCATACAACACAATGGAGGGAAAAATGCGAACGACGACAGCGAAGAAGAAGTTGCGCAAGAAGGCAACGGTCCGCGCCCCACGGTATCATGCGAAGAAATCCGAGTTTAGGATCATATCCTGTCCGAATGAGATGTGGGTAGTGCAGCGGTATCGTAAGCCCGACCAGAAGTATTTGGAAAGTATTTCTGATCTTCGCACACTCGATCCGTGGCGGTCTTTGTTTAGACCAACGACGTTCGGGACGGCGATCGAGCAGATGAATGTCCTAGCATCAATTTCGGCGACCTGATATACCTCCCACGGTCGCTGGAAAGGGCGGGTTCAGGGCGGTTCAAGTGTTGCATACCGCTGTGTGACTCACACAACTGAGCCCGCCCGCTTACAAAAGAAATGAACTCAAAAGGAAGGAACAAGTCAATGGTAACGAAGAAGACGATGAAGAAAAAGCGTACTCGTACTCCGAAGTACGTGTACGTGATGCGTAACGGTCACTTTGTAAAGATGCGGGTGACCAAGATCGCTACATTCGTTTTTGAAGAAGTGAAATAGGAGGAATACATGAATATGTTGCATCCAGATAAATATCGTTCGATCCGTGGCGATGGTATCACACGTGAGAACGTCGATACGCTACTCGATAGTGAACTGATGCAGGTCTACGTCGGGAATGACAAGTGGTATAAGATGCGTAGGGGTGGTAGGACTAAGACGTGGAAAAAGAGTCCTGAGCGCATCTACATTCCGTATAAGTATGGATTTAACGGATACGGTAAAATCGAAGCGGAAGATTTCTCGCATGGAGCAGACAAATGAAAAGGCGTGACTTCATCAAGATGTTAGGATTGTTGTGTGCTGGCGTAGCTGCGCGGCCAGCACAGATTGAAGCATTCACGCAGTACTATGATAGAAACTCACCAGTCAGCGATCGCTTGCTTGCTCTCGACGAAGTGATAATCAGTGGCATGAGCACTAAATCAACGCCTGTTACTCTTCGTATCTATAAAGAAGACGAGTTAGTGCTCCAATTTGCAGTCAACACTTTTGGCGGCATTATGCGTTGGGTTGCGATGCCCGATCAGAAACAGATTGCTGTCGAAAACACATTGCGATGGGAGTTCATTTCATCAATGGATCAGTTCATGCAAGAGATCATAGCGAGTATGAGTTACATCGACTGTGAAGGTGTGCGTCGCATTAAGCATCTATCGACTCAGACAGGGAGGCTATAATATGAGCACTGCATATAGCGCGCTGGTATTAAAGGAACTCCTAGGTGTCGTCAGTAGAATCATCGATAAGTCACCGGACAACACGAACATGGGCAAGATGCTTGCAGAGATGTATGTGTGGGACGAAATAGCTAAGGTGGCGAAAAAGAACAGTGATTGGTATTGGGACGCTGCGGAAAAGAATGGTGTTTACAGTGCAAGCGATCTTGATCCTGGAACGCATACCCTTGTGGATAGCAAGGGCTTTGCGTTGATTGCTACAGTAACACAGCCTGTGAAACGGTTCAATCAAGAGCAGTTGGCGAGATTACTCAAGGCATCTAAGTATAAAGTGCCTGAGCCGGTGACCAAGCAGTTCTGTGATGCTGCCAAAATGCCGACAAAGAGCAATGTGATCCTTGCCATTTCCGAACGTGTGTGAGTACAACAGGGCAAAAAATGGAGTTAGATAATGGCTGAAATCGAGAAAAAATGGCTTGGGCTCATGAACAAGTTAGCCGGAGTCCTTGATAAATCTTTCAATGGTGAGAAGCGGCCAAAGGAGTGGGGCTTCTTCTTGGCCCTATTTCCGTTCGATACAGGACCAGGACGGTTCAACTATATATCGAACGCAAAGCGTGAGGATATAGTTGTCCTGTTGAAAGAGATGACGGCCAAATTCGAAGGACAACCTGATGTGGAAGGCCATGCATAGGGCCATGCGTAAGGAACCAACATTAACATTGGTCAGATCAATTCACGAATTGACCAGAGACGAATTGGAGAACATCCTGGAGACGCTTCGGTTTCGGCGTATGCAAGCCGCGACTGCATTGATCCAAGGAAAGAATGCCAAGCTGGCACATCAGGCAGGCAAGTATGAGGAAAGGATACGACGGAACTACGATATGCTCGAGAAAGAAATTACATCGGTTGATCGTGCGCTTGATAAGGTGGACAAGCGCATCGTTGAAATCGAAACACTTAAACAGAGCATTGGGGTCTTGACAGATCAGATGGTCACACTAGGAGCCGACGACGACGATCAAGATGCAACATAAGGGAGATCACAAATGTCTTTGACGTTTAATGAGTTTCAACGGGAGCTAACGAAACGTGGCATCGATGGTCCGATCGCCTATATGTTTACGCTGGTCTATGAACGTTTGGCTGAATCTATAAATAACCAGGAGGAAACAGCTGGAGCCATTCTCATGTTGACTGAGCAGATGCAGTCGTTTGTAAATTTGCGTGAGATGGATATACGTGACGTAGATGCGATCAAGAAGAAAGTCGGTATTATCGGCAAGACGCCTGGTGTTGACGTTCACTCTGTAGCGAATGAGCCTGAGAAATGATTGAGATTTGGTTCTTATATTTCCTGGTACAGCAACCAGATGGCAAGCTTAGGCGCGAGCATGCTGGCGAGTATCAATCAGAAGTACAGTGCGAAATTGGTGCATACACACAGCTTCCATTTGCACAGATTTGGCTTGGACTTGATGTTGGGTGGACATGTGAGAAGGGGCACAACGTTAGGACATGTGAGAATGACATTCTTTCGTAAATACAGAACTACTGTTAAGGATATATCCAAACGATCGCGAGCAATGGGTGCCGTCAAGGTCGGCGAGGTAATCGCCATGGATGGGTCTAAGTCACCAGTTTGGGAGGTACAGCGCGAGGACCTAGGTTGGTTCATACTAATGGAGGGCAGTCATGAAATGATCTACGTTGGACAGGATAAGCCCAACGATATAAAGATCGGACAAGCAATAGAAGTGACACTTAAAGTTGTAGGAGAAGGAACATGAACGTGGTTCAAAGGTTACGAGGCAAGCAGGAGGCCAAAGAAATGATAGAGCGCAAGCCGTTGGCTCCAGCAGTGCAGCAGCACATAGAGAGCATCGAACAACTATACAATCAGGTGGAGAACGCTGAGCGTATCATTGATCAATATAAGTCTGCGGTTAATCAGGCGAACGTAGAGATTCGGGCACAGAGATTGGAACTTGATACGCTGCGGGACATGTTTGACAACGAGGTTCGGGTACGTCAGCACTATGAACTACTGGCAGCCGATCTGTCTGTGTCATTGGCAAACGTACAGGATCAGATTAGTACGATCTTTAGGCGTGTGGATGCCAGGAAGGTCGAGGCTCTTAAAGAGCAGGAGAAGAACTTACCGCCTGAGAAAAAGGAAGAAGAACCGGAAGTTCCGAAGTTCCTGTTGAAGCAGGATAAATTTGCGGACGAGCTAGATGGTAAGTCCAGTTAAAGGGTTCAGGACGGAGGACGGCAACTTCTTCGAGATGGAAGATGAAGCCGTCCTCCACGAAGCCATACTAAAGCTTGCGGTTGCAGCTTTGGATTTGGGCGTTGATCCAGACAAACTTATGAGGACAGTCGATGCCTGCGATAAAGAGATCGAGCATTACATCGCCGCACGTCGCGCAACCAGGGCGGCGCAGCCTACCTCTGCTAATTTCGGTGAACAGTTCCACGAAGGAACAACAGAAGAAACTACGACCGAATTCCAACAGTCGATTGGAGGCGATGGAGCGGTGTCCGACGTGGGGGACGGTGAGTTGGCAGAGACAGTGGCCGGTGAGGGGAAGGTCAATGGCCCTGGAGGCGGGCGAGTTGATGCACGAAGTGTTTGGGGCAGTGAGGATTTGGCAATTGTTCCGTATCCAGGACTTGCCCCAGCACGCACTAGCGACGGCTAATCGCTTGTTCGGAGCGAAGCGGTGGCAGCAGTGCCTAAAGATGTGTGACTCACACGACGAGTTTGAAAATCTTACAGAGTTGTGCTTCGCAGTCATGGCAACAAGCGGATGGGTCGATGATCCAGGTGATCAAACGCGAACGTTAGGCAACATGCAATCCGCTGCGATTAAATATTGTGAGGAACGACTACGATCAATGAGTAACTGGTCGGTGTATGTGGAGGACAAGAATAATCCTAAGTGTCAGGTTGGGATCGAGCAACATTTCGATGTGACCCTACGGTTTGAGGATGAAATTCAAGTTAGATACATCGGAACCATCGACGGACTAGTGAAAAAGAATGAGCGTGATCGATGGTATCTTGACGAGAACAAGACCAGTGTACGTTTGGGTGATGGGTGGGCTGCATCATTCGATATGTCGCATCAGATAACTGGTTACTGTGCAGCGAGTACGGCAGTATTCGGATTTCCAGTAATGAAGCCTAGGGTGACCGGACTCAAGATAAAGCCGTCTGGTGGTCCAGATGATATTCGTGTGTTGGAACCAGAGGAAAGAACGGCCTATTCGATCCATAGATGGGGTCAATGGGTTCGGGAGATGAGTGAGAAGTTCGACAGATATGAAAAGGATTGGGAACATGCACCAAGATACACACACTCATGTCTCAGATACTTTCGTCCTTGCTCACTGCTGCCATTCTGTTGCGACAATCCAGACGGTCGAGAAGAAGCATTCAGTAAGCAGATGGTCGCCGCCAGTCCAACGCCGAGCGAACGTGGAATTAGTGAGTCTGGCTGAGTGTTTATATTTGTGTTGTTTCATGAATGGAAAATGTTGTGGTTGCTGTGGAAAACGGCGTGGAGGCGAGTTATGAAAACGGCGCCAGAACTTAAACTAGGTCCGATAACCATAACACAAGGTCTCAGTTCGCTCAGTCGTATGGCTATCCTGATATGGGGACCATCGGGTGTCGGCAAGACAACCTTTGCAGCTACTGCACCAGGAAAGAAACTGTGGCTTTCAATGGGAGATAACGAACATGTTAGTGTGGCGCATAGAGATGATGTCTTGGTTGCTGATTACTCTGGCGTTGGTCATCGCCAGTTATGTGAATTGGGTCAATCCGGTGATCCCTTTGGTTTGGATAATTTGCTACGCAGTAATGTCGATATTGCGAGCGTTGTTTTGGACAGTGCTACTGCTGTTTCGTACAAGGCACTACAACAGTCTGTTGAGAAAGGAATAGGTAGAAGCGCACTCTTTCAACCCACCATGGAATTTCCTGGTATATCTGCGTATGGTGGAAGGAACGCGATAACGCTACAGATACTTACTGAGGTTCTGAAAGTAACGGCGAGGTACAACGTTCACTGTATCATTACGGCGCATGAAGATGATCCGACATGGATCAAGGACGGTAAATCGGAAGTGATTGACTATATTGGAATGTCTCTTGGTGGAAAGATTGTAAACAATACAGCATGGCGATTAAGTGAGATATGGTTTATGGGTCAGGAATCCACAGCGGAAAAGAAACGGTTCATTGCGTTCAGATCGACAAGAAAGCGAAAGCCTATGAAAACCAGAATGTTTACTGACAAAGGATTACCGGAGTTCTATCTGAGTTACGATGCAGATGTACCGGATAGGGGACAGATGACAATTGCAAGCTTCTATGAGAAATGGGTCAACGGTGGTGGGAAGAAGTTGCAACTACCGATGAAAAGGAAATAAGAGTTCACACGAGTCGTGTGAGTCGCACAGGGACAGTGTGTGATTAAGTGGAAAATCGAGGGCCGACTGTCCAGGCCCAATGAGGTAACACAATGATGGCAGACGAGCCTTTGGGTGTTCTGGAGTTGGAGGATAATCTCGCGAATGTGGAACGTCCGCCGGATATTCCGGCAGGTCGATACATCGGAGAAGTCCAGGACGTTCAGATGGGTGTATCCCAAGGGAAGGGAAACCAATACTACTCGGTTCGGATCGTTATCCCCAGCGATCAGATATCAGCGGACTTGAGGGAGCATTACCCGGACGGTGCCACACTGTCGTGGAATCGCCAGATTGTCCCGCAACGGGGTGATCGTCGGGCCTTGTATAACTTGCGTAAGATGATCGAGGCTTTCGGCCTTGATTCAAACACTGCATCTATCGATCCGAATGAGTGGATGGGTCGGCGTGTGAGGATATCAGTCGGTCCTGGCAATCTGTATCAGGGCGAGCGTCGAATGGAAATCAAGTCGCTCGAACCGACTGGTGAAGACGAGACGCCGAAGCCGCGACAGGCAACGTCTCGTACTGAACCGAAGAAGACTACTGCTCGTCGTGGGCGGTAGTTGAGACCGGCGGTGTACGACTCACACAGTCGTACACCGCCACAACCATAGGAGAGACTCAAGTGGTGTTACCGCAACGGATCACCGTAGACTTGTTCTCGTTTCGGCGTGCCGGAAGTTCCGCTGTGCTGACACGTATGTATATTGGTGATAAGCGCAAGATTGATATGGCGGCTCGACATCTGGGACTAGGCCAAGCAGACTTCACCAGAATGGTACTGATCCAAGCCGCTGAACAGATACTTGCGGAGATAGAGGAACCAGAAGTTCCGAAGCCAAAGGTCGATCCAATGGTCGTTCCGGGAAAACGAGTTAAATTATCAGAGGTGTAACTATGGCCAAACCTAAGCTGAACAAACCGGCTCCAAGGCCGGAGCATGAAACGATTCTCAGCGTTGAGCAAGAGAACGCTGTCATGCTGTGCTGCGATCTATCTACTCTAATCGCAAGCGTGACCGGCGGAGCAGGTACAGGAAAGACATTAGTCCTCGGTAGGATATACGAAATACTTGCCAGACGTGGACGCAAGGTTGTCCTGGCCGCTCCGACCGGACGCGCTGCAAAACGCATTCAGGAACTGACAGGTATACCGGCTAAGACGATACATAGATTGCTGGAGTTTCCAAGGCCGGATGAAGATGATTTCGGTCAGATTGATCCTACCGAACCAAAGAGAAACAGATTCAATCGTCTTGATGAAACGATTGTAATTATAGACGAGGCATCGATGGTCGCGCCTACACTATACAGACAGCTGATAGATGCACTACCGAACGGTGGTGTAATCAGGTTCTTTGGTGACAATAATCAGTTGCCTCCGGTCGAGGAAGGCGAACCGCCTTTCATCAAGATTTTGAAAGAACGACCGATGATAGAACTGCATCACAACTTTAGAAGCGAGGATCATATTGTATCCAATGCAATGCGAATACTGCGCGGGTCAATTCCTGCCAGAAACGATAGGTTTGAAATACTGTATAGCGATTGGCCAGCGAAGACGTTGGCTGAGTTTGCGACTACTGAGTTTGCAAAGGATAATCGTCAGATCATTATGCCAACAAGGCGCGGTAACTTTGGAACAAGCAAGGCCAATCCAACGCTACAGTTGAAGTTCAATAAATACAAAGGCGGTCTTAGATTGGATCGATACGATGAGAAGGAAGCCAAACTTGTAATTAAGCCGAAGGATAAGTTCATCTGGATCAAGAACGACTATAATCTGGACTTGTTCAATGGTGAGATCGGTACAGTTGATTGGGTGGACGAGGACGAGGGATCATTTGGTCTATTGCTTGGTGATCGTCATGTGATCGTGCCGCCTAGAGTAAAGACATTCAGTTGGTATCATGGAGCGCATATCCAATATGACCCACGAAAACAGTTGGAGTTGGGGTACGCGATTACGACTCACAAAGCGCAAGGCTCTGAATTTGAGACTGTTATATATTGCATTTCGAAGGGGCAGGCATTTCTTCTTAACCGTAGAAATTTCTACACTGCCATAACGAGAGCGAAAGGTCATGTGATCATAATCGCTGACAGACGAGCAATGTATTTGGCACTGCGGAGGGCAGAAGTATGACACCACTGGTCACACAGCAAGAAGTGAGAGATTGGGTAGTCGATTGCTTCGGAGAGAAAATACATAACGATAAGATCGAGAGAGCATTCAGATTCTTGGAAGAGGCTCTGGAACTGTTCCAATCGATCGGGTGTAATAAAATAGACGCGCAGATGTTGGTCGATTATGTGTTCTCAAGACCGACTGGCGAGACAGAAAGAGAAGTCGGTCAAGTATTGGTCACATACTACGCATTGTGTAGCGCATTGAAAGTGCATCATGACTTACTTGGCAGAAAGGAACTGGATCAGTGTTGGGATAACATCGATAAAATAAGAGCCAAAGGAATGGCCAAGCGCATAGTTGGACCATCTATTCCAGGAACCACAACATGAAGCGACACACAAAAGAAACTCTGGAACAGGAATTCCGCGACCAAGCCGATCTGTTGGGACTCAAAACAGAGGTATTTAGTGATGGACCGCTCGACGCCGAAGTGGTTTTTGTTGGTGAAGGGCCGGGGGAATCAGAGGTTCGCGATAGAGGTAGACGACCGTTTGTCGGGGGCTCTGGTCAGATGTTATGGCGGGTCACTGGAAGATTTCATATTGGAAGGCACAATGCGTATTGCACTAACGTGGTCAAACGACAAATTAGTCTTAGTCGAAGAACCAACGAACGAAACGAAGTCCACCAAGACGAGCTAGAGCAATGGTCATCACTATTGCAATGGGAATTGGAACAGCTGCCAAAAGCCAAAATCATCGTGTGTCTAGGCTCCATGGCATTAGAGGCTATGACCGGCGAGGCTGGTATCCTGAATTGGAGAGGCTCCGTTATCGAAAGCGTTCTGCCTAATGGTAAAGAAGGCTGGATTGTCTGTACGATCAACCCAGCGTATGCGATGCATGGACGTGATCCAAGGTTCGAACCGATATTCATAGCCGATCTGCATAAGTTAGACATGGTGATCCGCAATGTCTATAAAATGCACTACATCGAGGAAATTATCAATCCCACGTACAAGGAAGTACTCGCGTTTATTCGTGATCTACAGAAATCTACAAAGCCAGTTTCGTTTGACATCGAAGCCATTAATGGATACACGGCTTGCTACGGACTCAGTAAC